GAAATGATCCACGTTTGCGGTTTGTCGTTCGACGGGGTTATGGGAATTTCACCGATTAAGGCGGCCCGCGAAACATTCGGAATCGGTTTGGCGGCCAACCAGTTCGGCGCTCAATTCTTTGGCAACGGCGCAAACGTCGGCGGCGTGTTAACGCACCCCGGACGTTTGTCGGACGAAGCATATACACGAATCAAAAATTCGTGGGCGAATTCATACGGCGGTTTGGGCAACGCCCACAAGACCGCGATTCTTGAAGAAGGCATGAAAATCGAGCGCATGACGATTCCGCCCGACCAAGCGCAGTTCTTGCAAACCCGCGTTTTTCAAGTTGAAGAAGTCGCCCGTTGGTTTCTTATTCCGCCGCACATGATCGGCGACCTTAAAAATTCCGCGACCCGTGCAAACGTCGAAGAACAAGGCATCCAATTTGTGCGAAACACGATCCGCCCCTACGCCGTGCGCTGGGAGGAAGAATTCACGCTCAAATTGTTTGGTTCTGAATCCGCATTCTTTGTGCAGTTCAACCTCGAAGGTTTACTTCGCGGCGACATAAAATCACGATACGACGCCTATGCGGTCGGTCGTCAATGGGGTTGGTTGTCGGTAAACGACATTCGCAAAAAAGAACAACTGCCCGACGTCGATGGTGGCGACATTTATTTGCAACCATTGAACATGGTGAACGCTGGTCAAGACGAAAGCATTTAAGACGATGCCGTTTTCCGATTACCCACAAGCCGCAACCGACAACGCCAACCGCGCGTTGGAGCATCGCGAAGAATACGATTCCCAATGCGGAACGCCCGTTGGTTGGGAAACCGCTCGCATTTTATCGGAGCGTGAGGCCATATCGGTTGAACGCCTACCCCGCATTTATTCGTTTTTATCACGCGCCAAGGTTTACGACCAAGGCGATTTTTTCGATTCCGAGAAAAACGAAATTTGCGGATCCGTTATGTTCGCCGCGTGGGGCGGTGACGAAATGTTGATTTGGGCCGAAGAAACATATAAAAATTCTGAAGAATATAAAATGGAACATGACATTAACCGCGCCGAACCCGGCGAACTCGAATTAGGCGATTTCGTGCGTTGGAATTCGTCAAATGGGTTCGCCTATGGTCGCATCATAGAAATCGCGTTAGAAGGCGAATTAGAGGCCGATTCGGGGTTCGTAGTGAACGCAACCGAGGACGACCCCGCCGCAAAGATTCGAATTTTCCAATTTGATTCTGAAATTGAGGCATACGTCGAGCAAGAACCAGCGCTGAACGTGGTGCATCGTTTTTCTACTTTAGAAAAATTTGCCGCCGACGTTCGCAAGAACATTCCGATTATGGAGCGCCGCACCACGACGCAACGCGCGGACGTGAACGGCCAAACCATCGCGGGCTATGCTGCCGTGTTCAATTCGCCGTCCGAAGATTTGGGCGGGTTCATTGAATACATCGCGCCGGGCGCGTTTGATTCCGTTATGAACGACGACGTTCGCGGGTTCTATAACCACGATTACAACTACCTTTTGGGCCGCGCATCGTCCGGAACCCTCCGTTTGTCAACCGACGAACGCGGTTTGCGGTACGAAATTGATTTGCCGAACACAACCTACGCCAACGACTTGATTGAGTTGATGCGCCGCGGTGACGTCAATCAATCGTCGTTCGCCTTTATGATCGAATCCGATTCTTGGTCGGTCAAGGGCAAACAAAACATTCGCACGATCACGAAAATATCGCGCCTCATTGACGTTGCACCCGTCGTGATTCCCGCATACCCCGCCGCCACGTCGCAACTTGTGACGCGTGCGCTAAACACCGACGCCGAGGTTCAAACCTCGGTTGCCGACGCCGAACCAGTTGGTTCGGAAATCGAAAACGTAGACAAGGCTGAACGGCCGAATTTGCGCTCTTTACTTTTAAGAATAATTAACCTTAATTCATAAAATCATGAATTCAATTCAACTGCGCGAAAAACGCGCCGCGTTGGTAAACGAGATGAACAATATCGTTGCCGCCGCACAAACCGAAGGCCGTTCGCTGAACGCCGAGGAAAATCAAAAGTTTGATGCAATCGAAACCGACGTTCGCGCCTATGGCGAAAGCGTTGAGAAAATCGAGCGTGCCGAGCAAATGAAGAAGGAGATTGCCGCCGGTCGCGAAGTACGCGCCGAACAAAAGGAAATCACCAAGCACGCAGCATTTTCAAAATACCTTCGTAACGGAATGGGCGGTCTTACTGCCGAAGAACGTTCTTTGGTTGAAATGCGCGGTACCGATTCTCAAATCACCACTACCGATTCACTCGGTGGATTCTTGGTTCCCGAAGATTTCTCGAACATTCTTGACGTTGCGACGAAATTCACCGGCGCCATTGAGGGTCTTGCTCAAGTTCTAAACACTACAAGCGGCGCTACTTTGCCTTATCCAAAGGTGAACGATACCAGCGTTGTCGGTGCAATTTTGTCTGAAGGTTCCGCCGACGTGGTTTCCGATATGACATTTGCCGCCCTAAACCTCGGTGCTTACACTTATTCTTCAAAAATTGTTAAGGTTTCTTACCAACTTTTGCAAGATGCAGCGTTCAATCTTGACGAATTCCTTGTGAACACTCTTGGCGAGCGTATCGCACGCGGTCAAAACGCACACTTCACAACCGGCACCGGATCAAGCCAACCACAAGGTTTGATCACCGCTGGTTCAAGTGCATTGACTACCGCGAGTGCAACTGCAATCACGGCCGACGAAATCTTGACGCTAATTCATAGCATCGACAAGTCGTACCGCAACTCACCTAAATTTGCCTTGATGGGTGCCGACACTACGGCTGCCGCTATTCGCAAACTGGGCGTTGGTTCTTCTAACGACTTCCCCGTATTTATTCCGGGAATGGCAATGGGCGAACCCGACCGCGTGTTCGGAGTTCCCTTCTACGTCAACAACGACATGGACGCAATCGCCGCTACTAAAAAGGCATTGGTCGCCGCTGATTTCAGCAAATATGTCGTTCGCAACGCTGGAGGCGTTCAAATGCTTCGTTTGAACGAGCGTTTTGCTGATGCCCTTTTGGTTGGGTACATTGCTTACAAGCGTTCCGACGCGGGTGCAATCGACACCGCTGCCATCAAGTACATCACTCAAAAGGCATAATCGAATGGAAGTTCGATTCATTAAAACTTTGGTTGGTAACGGGTTTGCATATCGCTCTGGCGAGGTGCATACCCTTACCGCCGAAGCGGCGATGGAGTACGTTGTCGCGGGTTTGGCTGAAGTTATCGCCAAACCCGTCGACCAACGCGCTGAACGCGCAGTTCCAAAAACTAAAGTTCAAAAAAGATAAAAATCATGATCACGCAAAAAACAATTCAGATTGTAACGCCCCCAGCGTCGGAACCATTAACATTGGCCAACGTGAAGGAATTTTTGCGAGTTGATCACAACGACGACGACGTTACGTTGGCGATTTTTATTTCCGCGGCCCGTGAATTGTGCGAATCATTCACTCGGTTGGCGCTGATGCCAACCACGTTCGAAGAATACTTCGACGATTTCCCAACGTATTCGGGGGACTACAAAGACGAAATACATTTGTCGCGCTCGCCAGTTACGGCCGTGACCTACGTCAAATATATTGACGGAAACGAAACAACCATCACGGCAAACGCCGCCGACTACAAAGTCGATTTAATTTCCCGACCCGCCCGCATTTCACCCGACGCGGGTTGGTTTGGAACCTACGAAACAATCAACGCCGTATTCATTCGCTACGTTGCGGGATACGCCAACGCCGCGTCGGTTCCGGCGGCACTTAAACAAGGAATGCTTTTGGTCATCGCCGATATGTACGAAAACCGCACGGATTCCGTGAAGCGGTTGCCAACGGCGTCGGAATATCTTTGGAACCCCTACCGAGTTTTTTCATTTTAAGCGATGAACCCCGGCGATTTCGACCAGCGCATCGTGATTCAATCGTTCGTTCCCGCGGAATCGAGCGTGGTCGCCGTTGTTGATACCTTTGAGCAACGCGTGACAAACGATTTCGGCGAACTGGTTTCGGAATCGTGCGTCGTTGACGCAATCCAAGACGAACTTGGCGGCATCGCCCAAGATTATTTCGGGCAACGCCGCGTCGATTTCACAACCTTGGCGGCCGTATGGGCGAAGGTCGAAGAAAAATCGGGCGTCGAAGGTGAAATGTCTTATCAACTAATCGCCGAACGGCGGGTTCAATTCGTGATCCGCTGGCGCAGCGACATCAACGAACAAATGCGGATTCTTTACCGCTCAAAGATTTACGAAATCGAATCTATTATTTCGGACGACGCGCGAAAACATACAATGAAGATTCATACTAAATTGTCGGACAATGGCCAGTGATGGATTTGGTATTGACAACGAGCAAACGAAAGCGGATTTCGCTCGCGTGGTTCGTGAATTAAACAAATTTGCGCACGCCATCGACGCGCGTGAACTCGGCAAAATGCAGCGTTCGGCAATGAAGTTGACGCAAGACGCGATGAAGGCCGAAATCAAAGACGCGAGCGAAACGTTCAAAGTGTACCGCAACGGCGGTTTGTATGCGGAAATCAAACCCGGAACGTTGGCGAAATCCATTGGTATCGGAAAATCAAAGGTCAACAACCCGCGTTTGTTTTCCGCGTATTGGGTCGGGCCGCGCGTGAAGGGTTCATTCAAAGACCCCGAAAAGGGCGGATGGTTCGCGCACTTCATTAACTACGGGAACATTTCGTCGGGCAACTACGGCGGCAAAAACCGCGGTTTCGCGGAACGCGCAAAGGCCCGAACCAGCGGTTTGGTCATGGCTAAATTTACCAATGATGCGGGAAAATATATTGAAAAGGAATTCAACAACTCCGTGAAATGATTGGTAAAGTAGTAAAATCCAAGTTCACAACCGACGCGAACCTCGCGGCGTTGTTCGGCGGCCGCGTGTTTCCAGCCGTCGGCGCACAAGGCCAAGTGACGCCATACGCAATCTATGAGGTGATCAATAATTCACCCACGCGGTCGAAGGATTCCGATTCGCATATTGACGAAATCGACGTGCGAATCACGTTGGTTTCAACTAACTATTCAGACACGGCAACTGGTGTCGACAACGTACGTTCGGCCTTTGTTCGGATGCGCGAAATAATTTTGGACGTTGCCGTTCAAAGTTGTAAATTTGACGGGGAACGGGATTTGTTTTCAGACGACGAACGATTTTTCGCCAAGCAAGTTGACCTAATTTTTAGAATCATCAAATTATGATAAAAGTACAACTAACAAAAGATTGGGAAGTTATGCGCGAGCGCGTGATCACCAAAGGTTCGTTCGTTATGGTTCCAAACCATACGGCCGAACAACTCAAAGCCGCCGGGTTCGTCGCAAAGGACGAGGCCGACGCAACCATCGAAAATAAACCCCTTAAAAAATAAAACATCATGCCAGCATCAACCGCAATCATGAACGCAACCGACGTATTGATCCAATTCAGTACGGACGGCGTGACCTACGACGAAGTAGGTCGCATGACAAACGCGAGTTTGTCAATATCAATGGAAACCCGTGACATTTCAAACAAAGATTCCGCCGGGTTCCGCGAACTTTTGAGCGGACAACGCTCTTGGTCATTAGCCGGCGACGGATTGGTCGTGTACTCTTTAACGGGTGCCGACGGATTTTCCGACATTTTTGGATATTGGACTGGACGCACGAATTTGTACGTCAAATTTGGTTCGGTTACTGCCTCCGAAAAAAGTTACTCCGGCCGTGGATATATCACGTCTTTGGATCAAGAAGCGGGAGTTGAAGACAACGCGACATTCTCATTTTCTTTTGAGGGAAGCGGAGCGTTGACCGAAGTGACAAACGCTTAACAATTAACGGGGGCGGAAACGCCCCCATTTTTTTACTTTTATGATTGAATACATCGAAACAAACAACAAGCGTTTTCCAGTCCGTTTCGGATTTAACGCATTGCGTGAATTTTCACGCGCAACGGGAATGCCGCTCGCGGCCTTGACGTCTTTACAAAATGACATAACACTCGACCAAGCGATCACGCTGGTTTGGTGCGGGTTCAAAGACGGCGCACGAAAGGACAAAATGCCATTCAAAATGGCGATTGACGACGTGGCCGATTTGTTGGACGACGATTCGTCAATTTTGGAAAAGTCGTTCGAAATTTTCGGTCGTCAATTCAATTCAGAAGAAGAAAAAAAATAACCGGCCAAAGCATCGACGGCAACGGCGATTTTGAACTGCCCACTTGGGATTCACTTGAAGCGTACGCGTTTGGTCAAATAGGTTTGTCGCCGTCGCAATTTTACGGAATGACGCCGCGGGAGTTTTCAAATACTTCGCGGGGTTATTCCGAAAAGTTGGAACAACAATATCGCGCTGAATGGGAACGGGCGCGATGGATTGCGTCGGTCAATATAGCGCCACACACGAAGAAACGTTTGAAACCGACCGATTTAATTCGGTTCCCGTGGGAAACTAAACGTTTAGGCCCGAAACACGTTTGGACGCGTGGCGAGGTCATAGACGCACACAATCAAAGGTTTGGCAAGTCATGAATTTAAGTTCAATCAATTTAAGGTTTTTCGCGAACATTGCCCCGTTGATCGGCGGACTGAACAAAGCGGAAAGGGCGCTCGACCAAACGGGGCGCAAATTTGAATCCATTGGTAAAGGATTAACGAAATCGTTCTCAATGCCCGTTGCGGCACTTGGGGCGTTGTCGGTTTCCGTCTTTAGCGGGTTCGAACAACAAATGGCCGAGGTCAAAGCGGTTTCGGGCGCTACCGCCGACGAGTTTCAAAAGTTAAAAGCGAACGCCGAAAAACTTGGCGCAACGACTATTTTCACCGCCAAAGAGGTTGGCGGCTTGCAAGCCGAATTCGCTCGACTGGGTTTCACCGCCGACGAAATTACAAAGGTCACCGAGGCCACACTTTATTTGGCCCAAGCGTCGGGTTCCGACCTCGCCCGCTCCGCTGAAATCGCGGGTTCAACGCTCCGCGCGTTTGGAATGGACGCTACCGAAACAACGCACGTCGCCGACGTTATGGCCGAGGCGTTCAACAAATCGGCGTTGGATTTGGCGTCATTTGCCGATTCCATGAAATACGTCGGCCCCGTTGCTCGCGCCGCTGGCGTTTCTTTAGAGGAAGCGTCCGCGATGCTCGCCGTGTTGTCGAATTCGGGAATCAAAGGTTCACAAGCGGGAACGTCGCTGCGCCGAATCTTGACCGACCTTGGTTCTGAAAGCGGAACCACGGCCGAGAAAATCGCCAAGTTGGCATCGAAAGGTATTTCGATGGAAAACGCAATGGACGACGTGGGCCGCACGGCTCAATCGGCGTTGATTGTACTGCAAAACGGCGTCACTCAAATTGACCCGCTTACGAAATCATTTGAGAATGCCGACGGCGCAGCCAAGGCGATGGCCTTAATTATGGGCGACACGTTGCAAGGGTCAATGAAGGGGTTTACGTCGGCATCCGAAGGCGCAATGATTCAAATCGGCGAACTGGTTTCGTCCGCATTGCGCCCGTTGGTTGACATCGCAACGCGGGCAATTTCCGCATTTAACGATATGAACCCAACAATCAAAAAATTGATGGTCGGGTTCGTATTGGCGACGGCAACCATAGGCCCCGCGATTCTCGCGGTCGGCGGATTGGTTCGGACGTTTGCACTATTAAAGGGGGTAATGATGGCCGCAAACCCCGCGTTGTTGGCCGTTGGATTAGCCGTTGGCGTGATCGGCGCCGTAATGATGGCGAGTTCGTCGGCAATGGAGGGCGCAACTGGCGAATTGATAAGGCACAAAACCGAAGCGAATTCATTGATTGCGGTCATTGGCGACACAAACGTTTCTCAAGAAACGCGAAACGCATTGATTGATAAATTCAACGCCAAGTTCGGTTCGTACATCGGAAACATCAACAAAGAAAAAACGTCGGTTCAAGACCTCGCAAAATTCCAAAAATTGTTCAACGACGAATTGTCGCGGAAAATAAAAATTGCGGGAACCGAAAAAATAATGACCCGCGAAATGGAGCGGGCCGCGCAAATTCAAGCGGACATCATAGACCTCGAAATTCGCCGCGTTAAGGCTCAAACCGATTTGCAAAAAATCCAAGCGCAAAACGACCCAGCGCGTACGGCTGATTTGGAATTGAACTTGATGCGTTCGATTGAATCGACCACGGCCGCAATCGCACGCAAAACTAAAGAATCCGAAGGCCTCGTTTTGGCCGTGAGCGCCTTGGCCGGCAAGTTGGAAACAATGAATCCAACAATGGCCACAACCGCAACCACGACCACGGCCGCGGGCGCCGCGGCCGCGGGTGCCGTACCAAAGGTTGACAAATTGACGGATGGTTTCCTCGATTTGAACGCCGAGGTCGAACGATTGGCGAGTTTAGAAAAGCAATTCAACCAAGCAATGTTCGCGGAGTTTGAGGGCGGATTCAAAAAAGATTTGCAGTTCTTACCCACGATGGAACCGATCGACATGGAGGATTTGGTCGACCCCGAAGTGTTCGTGGAGTTACCAGCCGGGTTCGCGAAAATGTCGTTGTCGGTGCAAGAATTTAGCAAAAATGTATCGGCCGCAATTACTGGCGCCGCGATTGGTTTCACAATCGGCGTTGCGGAAATGCTCGGATCAGCGGCCGCGGGCGGCGAAGGCTTCAGAAACTTTGGTCAATTTGCATTGCAATCATTGGCGGGATTGCTGCAATCGGTTGGCGAAATGGCAATCGCATTCGGTTTCGGAATGGAGGCTATTCAATTAGCGCTCACGTCGCTGGGCGGAGTTGGCGCAATCGCAGCCGGTATCGCAATGATCGCGTTGGCGTCGGGAATCAGAACCTCCCTCGCGGCAAAAGGCAATTCAATGGGCGGCATTCCAGCACTCGCCGAGGGCGGAATCGCCACGGGGCCGACGCTCGCATTGATTGGTGAAGGTAAAGGGCCGGAGGCGGTCATTCCGTTGGACAAACTCGAGGGAATGATGGGCGGCGGTTTCGGCAATGGCCAAAACGTAGTCGTCACCGGGCGCATCCAAGGTTCCGACATTTTAATTTCGTCCGAGCGGGCTGAACGTCAACGTTCACGCTACCGCGGATTTTAACAAAGCAAAAAAATGGGCGTTCGTTTATTCTCTGAATTCCGTTCCGATCGGGGCGACAAATACAAAATTGAAATTCACGATACGCAATTCGTGGCGGCATCGACGGAATTCAACGTCGATTCCCGCGGTTTTGAGTTAACGTACGACGGCGAAACCGACGACATCGTTTCACCTATTGTAGGTTCGAAATTGACGTTCGGCGCATATTCAACCGACGGGACATTCGAAACCTTTATCGCCTTACTTAAAACATTCCAAGAAACACGATTCCGCGTTGTCGCGTACCGCGCGTCGGGTCAAGACATCGCGTCTGACTTCGAAACACGCGTCGTGAGCGACGGAGGTATCGTTGAATCTTTATCGTGCGTTACGGACGCCGTGACGGCCCTTGGTGTGGGTGCTTACGAATTGTATTGGGTCGGCTGGTTAACGCAAGACCTCGTAAACATCGAAGACGTATCGCAGCCCTACGTTTACGAAATGACCGCAACCGATGGTTTGGGTCGTTTGGCGAACATAGATTATACCGCCGACAACGCAATCATTCAAGCGAACGGATTTAAGGCGACCAAGGTTGTTGACGTTATTAAAAATGCGCTGGTAAATATCGGAACCTCGGATTTATGGGGTGCGGGCGACGTGTTCTTTGAAACGTCGGTTGACTGGTGGGAAACAACCGCGCAAACATATTCGACCGCAACCGACCCGTTGGCGGGCCACGCGTTCGACGTTCGTTTGTTCAACGAGTTCGACGACGACGGCAACGTTGTTCGTTCGTCTTCGTTTGAATTTTTGCGACAAATCGCCACACTTTACAACGCCCGTATTTTCATTCAGCGCGGCCGATTTGTTTTCGAACAATACGGCAACCGCGACACGTCGTCGCGCTACGTTTCGCGGTACACGAAAACCGCCACGGCAATCGCCCGTGTTTTAATCACCGACGACGTTGACGTGGATCAAACGTTGATGGCTGCACGGCGGTCGGGAAACAACTACAATTTTTTGCCCGCGGTTAAAAACGCAAAGGTTCACTACATTCAAAAGTTCTTGAATCCATTTAATGCGTTCGGCGTATTCCGTTTTCGGAACCATACCAACGCATACCCCGCGGGATTCATTGCGGGCGGTGCGGGAATCGAATTGGCGCTCGGAGCGACGCAATTCAATTTTCAAGTGATCGGGCCGCCGACTTTAACGTCGCCAATTTTTCCCGTCCTAAAAATACGGATTCGCGTACAAGACGCGTCAACGGGAACGTTCTACTACTACAACCGAGCATACAATGGGGTCGCGGCCGGCGGCGCAATGTTCGGGATTCCAGCGTGGTCAACAACGGCGGGTGAATACTTTTTTGACTTGCCCGCATTCTTTTCAAGCGGAACCGCGATCACCTCATTTCACCTTCAAATCATTACCGAGGATATTCCAGTAAGCGGTGAAATGGATTTTTTGCTAAACGTTCATGGCGTTTTCCGTTCGTCGAACGGCTCGACATACACCCCGTCCGTTCCCGCGTTATTCGACGCGATTTTTCTTTTCGGAATCAAAACCGACGGCGCCGACAACCCGGCGGGGGTCACGTTCTCGTCGAACAATACAACGGCGGACGTTGATTCAAATATCGTTCTCGAACTGGGCGAGGTATTCATTGCCGACGGCCCGCGACAAATGGGCCACATGGCCGCGTTCAATGGTACGGATTATGTCGGCACGTCAACGTGGCGCAAAGGTTCAACTGGTACGGGGATTCCGATATTGAAACTATTGACCAACGAAACGTTGGCATTGCACGTTCGCCCGATTGAACAATACAACGGGTCAATCATTGGCACGTTTGGTATCGGTCAACGCGTTGTTTTTAATTCAAGCGCGTACCTTATGACCGGCGGAACGTTTACGGCCAACGTGGACGAATGGTCGGCGACATGGTACCGAATCCAAACCATTCGTGAGTCGGTCACGGCGTTGGACGCGGTCAACGATTTGGTCACGCGGTCGGTCTTGGGAACCGCTACGACGTCGGGTGAATCGCCGAACGATATAATTGGCGGCCGTATTGGCGGCATGATCATAAACATCGACGAACAAAGGGTCGGCCCGTACGAACAAACGGCAACGGGCGGACGCATCAACGGAACCGCAAACGTCACGGGCGTTGCGACGATGGAAAAAACCACAATCGTTGGTTTAGAACAATACATCGACGCGTTTGTCGCACGCGTTACCGCCGACGGCGGCGTGACGGAATCGCGGTCGTGCATATCTTCAGCAATCACGACGTTGGCAAACGGGCAACTCGTTTCACTTATTCCCACGGCCTTATCGTCAACGCTAAACGCGACCGAGGCGGTCACGATGGGCAAGACGTTGGGCGTCGCTGGTGCGACCTCGTTGTCGTCCACGCTCGGCGTTACGGGGGCGACGTCGCTCGCTTCAACGCTCGGCGTCACGGGCGCAACCACAATGAACGCCGCAACCATAAACGGGGCGGCAACGCTGAACGCGAAATCGAGCGTCAACGGATCGTGGAACGCTGACATTCGCGACATCGACGCGGGCGCGGGTGCGGATTATTCGGTTGAAGAAACGGACTATATTTTGTTCGTGAACTACACGGGCGGTTCGGGAACCTTCACCATTTATTTGCCGCCAGTTGACGCGAACGAAGGGCGAATGATTCGGATCAAAACGGATTCGACGATTTCAAACTCGCACGCGTTGTCAATCGAACCCGATCCGGGCGACACGGGCGCATCGATTGACGGCGAAGCATCGTCCGACATGAAACGTCCATACGACGGCGCGACCTATCTATGCCACAACGGCGATTGGTGGTTGATTCAGAAAAAAGAAAAGTAAACGAATCAACGCTTCATCAACGCTTCATCGACGCTTCATCGACCTTTTATCATTGTTGATAAAATCACGATTGCCTCGTAAGATAACGAATTAAATTTGTAGAACAATGAATCCATATCTTTATATTTCGTTATTCCGTCGGCAACGTTTGAACGCGTTGACGTCGGCCGTTGGTTTCACGACCACGGGCGGCCGACTTGGCGTGACGATATTTGTTGACGCATTCAGCGAAAACGTCGAGCGCGATGGTGGAATCTTTGAATCGGTCGAATGCGTTGCACGCGCATTGCAATCTTTAGGATCGGCAACATATACGGACGCCTTCGATTTGTTTCGCAACCGCATGACGGACGACGGCGCAACGTTTGAAAATCCGTGTTTTAACAATTTAATGTACACAATTTCACAATGAGTTTTTTCGAAGACGCGTCGTTGGTTTTAATTCCAAGCGGCATAAAGAACGCAAAAGTTTATAGCGTTAAGCCGACCGATGGTACGGGCGACCTAACCTTCAGCCGTGCCTCAAGCGCAACCCGTGTGCAAAGTGACGGCCTAATTGAAAAGGTGCGGACTAATCAAGCGCTACAAAGCGAAACGCTTGATAATGCTTATTGGACTAAGACCAATGTAAGCATCACCGCTAACGCTATTGCGAATCCTTTAAATGGTGCATTAACGGCTGAACTTCTCACGATAACTGACCCGAGTGGCCCCGTAGAAAAAACAATCACCACAACTCAAACGCAGTCGTTTACCGCTGGAATTCCATATACGGCATCGGCTTACTTTAAGGCTGGAACAATTAGCACTCAATTCAAAATTCTTGCTTACGATGGCACCGCTCTTTATCAAGGTGGAATTATTGATTTAGCAATAATTGGGAATAGTACCGCACCTTATGAAGACGTTGGCGGTGGATGGTATCGTTTTCGTTTTACGTTTACTCCAGCAAATAGTACGTCAACTGGTTTTGTTTACCTTGTAAACTACGCTTTTGGAGTTGCTGCAAACGCTGGAACAAATGTTTACGTTTACGGAGCGCAGATTGAAACGGGCGACATAGCAACAGACTACATCGCCACCACCACCGCAGCGGTATCAGTTGGCCCCGTTAGCGGTTTACCCCGTTTGGATTATTTGGGGTCTACTTGCCCTCGCTTGTTGCTGGAGCCGCAGCGGACTAATCTCGTGACGTACTCGGAGCAGTTTGATAATGCTTATTGGAGTAAAGATTTAGGCGTTAGCGTAGCGGCAAATGTCGCAATTTCCCCCGATGGCTATACAAATGCAGATAGAATTTCATACACTTCAGCGGGCGCATCAATTTATCGTATAGTGTTGGGCATAAGTACCGCACATCAATTCAGTGTTTATCTAAAAGCCGAAGGCGCAAACATTGGTAAGCAAATAAATTTAGAGTCTTCAACTAACATAAATGTAACACTTACCGGCGAATGGCAGCGTTTTGTTACAACAAGCAATGATGGGGTTGTAGCAATTAAACGTCTTTTGGTCGGTCAAGCAGACGCAGTGCTTGTTTGGGGCGCACAACTTGAAGCGGGAACCTACGCCACCTCGTACATACCCACATTAGGGGCATCAGTTACAAGGGTTGCGGATGCTGCTTCAAAGACTTCGGCTTCGGCTCTTATCGGTCAAACCGAAGGTACTATCTTTTGGGAGTTTGCAGTTGATGTATCAGCGGCCGCTGGCCACGAATCAATTATAAACATTGATAATGGTTCGTTTGGCAATACAATTTATATTATAAAATCAACGGCAGGAACCATCGGTGCGGAAATGTACGTTGGTGGAGTTGCGCAAGCAAGTTATACATCATCAGTACAAGCGGCTGGAACTCATAAAGCAGCGATTGGTTATGCAAATAACAACACCGCATTTTTTCTTAACGGAGTACAAATCGGAACAACCGATACGTCTTGCAGCGTGCCAGCAACGAGCCGCATTCAATTAGGAAGTAGTGTATTCGGTTCATCTACGGACAAAACCGCACAAGCCCTACTATTCAAGACCCGTTTAACCAACGCCCAATTGGCAGAACTAACCGCATAATTCAACACACGATGAAATTCTTAAAATACGAGTTCACGCCTACCCAGTGGGCAACGGCAAAAGCAAAGATTGAGTTAACGGGTACTGACCCCGAAGGCGAAACCTACACTTACTACAACCCCGAATTAGTTACTGCCGTAGTGGAACTCGGGCACCTTTGCACTCAATGGGGAACCGATGCCGAAGGCAACCAAGTTTGTGAGGTAACGTCACCAAAGTACGCAGTTGACATTTTGTGGACTGCCGAACCTATGACTACTTCGTTTGCGTCTTATGTCGTATGGCCCGCCCCGTGCGGAGTGCATATTTTCGCTGGTTGGGAATCAGCATACGCAACCGAGTATTGCGTAGCGAACCCGACCGCTGAATACTGCCAACCGCCCGTTCCACCCGTAGCGATTTAATGCGATGACACGGGGCGAACAAACTGGTTTAGCGTTCATGTCAACGATGGCATCGTGGTTGCCCCTTAACCCGATTTTGTCGGCGATTGCCTCAATTTTCGCCATCGCTTTGTCGGCGATGCTGATTTATAAAACGTATCTTGACATTCGGTACCGGCACGAACTACGCAAAAAAGACAAACAATGATTGATCGGTTATTCCGCAATCTAAAAACCACGTTCTTGGGTTTGATCGTTTTGCTCGTTTGCTTCGGTTTCGTTTGGTTCGGCAAAGCGACATTAACCGAACTTGGAGTTTTTGTAATGGGCGGTTTTGCAATGTTATTTTTAAAAGACCCCAAAGGCGATGGCGAAAAGTAAAACGCAATCCGTTTCAACCCACGTTTCAAAATCGCACAAACGCGGCAAACACGCGAAGTGTGCCAAACACGGCAACAAAACAAAGCCAAACCGCGGACAAGGCCGGTCGTGACAAATAGTTTCCCTTTAGGGCAACCGCCAAAGTGTAAACTCAAATGGGCATAAAGTGTAAAACGTGCAACTTTTGATATTGAAAACGTGACCATGCGTAAACTTACCCGAATCATTTTGCATTGTACCGCGACGCCCGAAGGCCGTCACGTTGACGTCGCAACCATTAACGCGTGGCACGTCAAACGCGGTTGGTCGGGAATCGGCTACCATTTCGTGATTTATCTTGACGGATCCGTTCACGTCGGCCGCGACGTTTCAAAGGTCGGCGCACACGTCGCCGGGCATAACGCCGACACCATCGGCATCGTTTACGTCGGCGGCTGCGATGCGGCGATGAAGGCAAAGGACACGTTGAACGCGGCACAAGAAACCGCGGTCGTCAATTTGGTTAAGGCACTTCGCGACCAGTTCGGGGCGTTGACGTTGCATGGTCATAACGAATACGCCGCGAAGGCGTGTCCGTCATTCAAAGTAAAAGACAAATTCAAATGGCTCGTTGGATATTGATTCCCCTCGCGATGGTCGTCGCATCGTGTGGTGCGGACTGGCACCTAAAACGTGCGATTGCAAAAGACCCCTCAATTCTCAAAACGGCTGCGGTTCGGTTCGACACAATCGTCGTGACGAAGGAGCGAAAATTAACCGACACAATCTTGATGACCGAGCGCGATACGATAACGATTGAACGCGACCGCGTACGGGTGCGTTTGGTGCGTTCTTACGATACTTTGATGGTCGAGGGTACTTGCCTACCCGACACGATAAAAATCGACGTTATACGCGAAGTTCCGCAACTCGTTCAAAGGCGGTCATTCTTTACCAAGGGCGACCGCGTGTTCGGTTGGTTGCTATTCGTGGCGCTTGTTGTCGGGGTCGTGCTATACATAGGTCAACGAAACGGCAATCGTTGGTATTGATTTTCCCGACCATTGTGGTTCGGTCAATCTAAAACTTTAATTTATTGGGTCGCGCGTCAAAGCAAACGTTGACGTTTTTAACGTTGTTCAAAAGTTTATTTGTATTTATTTGGTTTATATTGATACGCCGTGTATTTTATTTATATATATATATTTACCATAGGTAAATATATATATATAAATAAAATCAACAACGCTTGTCAATAACTTTTGAGGCATTGAATCATTGGTAAAGTTTTGTATATTTGCAGCCAACAAACAAAAAACAATGATCATGGAAAACAAAAAAACTTATTTGGGCAAAGCAATGATGCAAAGCATCGTCGGCACAATCTTATCGCTAACCGCCGTATCGCATACGTCAATGACGTGGACGTGCATTCTCGGCGCCCTCGCCTTGGTATGGCTTGCATCCGCGCACCACAACTTCAACAAATACGAAAATCGCGGGTGACGTTGTTTGTTTGTTTCTGATTCCAAGCCCGCGTAATGCCCCGCCCGAAACGGCGGGGTTTTTCTTTTGTGAAAAACTTTGACATCGGTTGTTTGATTTGTTGATAAAAGTTCATTACCTTTACCGAGCGTAAACAAACAAACGCATTTATTTAATTATGACTACAAAACCCGATTTCCAAAAAGGGGTTCGCGCTATTATCAGCGGAACCGCTCAATGGGCGCAATTAACGCCCAAGTCCGGCCCTAACAAAATGGCCAACAAATACCAATGCGATCTAATGATTGACGATACCTCGTTGAAATTACTCGAAAGCATCGGTGCATATAAGTTCGTTCAAATCAAAGGCATGGACGGCAACCCGAAATACGAGGTTCCGGCCGTTCGTATTAAGGCGAACAACCCGCCCAACGTATTCGACACGCACAAGGCGACGTTCGACGACTACATCAACAATGGTTCAGTTCTGAAAACGAATTGCATCGTCAAGGCGTACGAATACAACGGCAAAAAAGGTTTGTCCGTTTGGGTGAACGACGTGATCGTTCTAAACCTCGCCGAGCGTGGCGAAGGTGGCGGCACTCCGTCCGATTTTTTCGAAGGCGTGAAGCCAGCCGAACCAACCTTTGACGCGGTTCAGCCGAACACGGCAACCAACGACGACGATGGTTTCCCGTTCTAACATTCACGACCGGTTACACTACGCCGAATGGGTGGTTCAGTTCTCCGAGAACTGGGCCGCTCAATCGACGGGTTCCATCAAACGCAATTCCCGCGTGACCTCAATCAACGAGTTGCGGCGAATGGTGATCGCATATTGCTATTGGGAAATCGGATTGAACCAATCCCAAACCGGGGCGGTTGTGAACCGCAAGCACCCCGCAATACATCACCAGTTGCGCGTTCATAACGAGGCGCACCAAACCGCGGGCAATACAAACCGCCAAACCGATCCTAACTACTGCCGCAACTACAAATTGTATGTTTCGGACATCGAACGGGAATCGCGCGAAACGTCAATCGAATACGTCAAAGCCGAAATCGAGCGACTGCAACTTCAATTAAACGAATTAAACAAAAAACCATGACCATCGAATTCAACTGGCGCAAAGAAGACGCCCTATTTTTAACGCCATCAATCGTGTATTTTAGCGATTCTGATTCGAAGCACGTTATTTTCTCATTCATTTATTTTACGGCGCTGGTGTCGGTTAACAAATGAAAACGAAACCATTTTTGCCGTTGTCGTTTTCGAGCGTCAAAGAATTCGCAAAGTCGCCGAACCATTTTCTCGCCTACAAAAACAAAACGCGTGAGGCAACGGCGGCCATGACCCGCGGTTCGGCATTGCACACCTTTGTTTTGGAACCCGACGAATTCGAAAAGCGCTACCTCGTGGCGCCCGACATTCGTCGCGGTACGAACGCATGGAAGGAGGTCGAATCGGCTGCCGGAACGCGTGAAATACTCAAAGATTCCGAATTCGAAATCATTGAACGTATGGCGGCCGCCCTTTGGGCGCATCCAGCCGCGGCGGAGTTGTTCGCACAAACGACCGCCGTCGAACAAGGTTTGGAATTTGAATTCAACGGAATCGCATTCCGCGGGTTCGCCGATATGGTGGCCCCGACGTTTGTCGCCGACCTCAAGTCAACGCAAGACGTTTCGGCGTCGGCGTTCAATCGGTGGATATTTGGAAACAAATATCATTTGCAAGCGGCGCTATACTGCGCGGCCTTGAAATTAGAAAAGTTCTACTTCATTGGCGTTGAGGCAAACTCGCCGTACAACGTCGGAGTTTTCGAAATGGACAAAACGTCGATTGAATTTGGTATATTTGAACTAATCGAATTAACCACGAAATTCAAAAAATGGGACGGAATGCCCGCGACCTACACGAACGACATAATTGTTTTAACGCCGCCGAAATGGTTGACGTCGAACAACGATTGAACCGCGTGTCTGAATTTTTAGAACGCGCCCGCACGCTGGCCGATCGTTGGGAATCCGACGACATGGTTTCGTTGTGCAATGATATTGAAATAATGGTCGCGTTTTGCGAAATGAATCTACCGAACTATGCCCTCACCCACTACATTAGCGGAACTCCGCCAGTTCGCAAAGATTCACAACGCGACGAAATACCCCAACGTCCCAACGTCGGCATTGCCGGTGACGACATTCACCGATAAAACGGCAAACGGCCTCACCAATGCAATCATATACGACATCATGCACGTTCGCGGGGGCGCAGCATACCGAATCAACAACGGGGCAACTTACGACCGAGCAAAGAACATATATCGTGCGGGCGTCACGAAACGCGGCGTCCCCGATATTATTGCCGTCGTGGATGGGCGATTCATCGGAATCGAGGTAAAGATCGGAGCCGACCGCCAGTCGTCGCATCAACGCGAGGTCGAAGCGGAAATCAACGGAGCCGGTGGCGTGTATTTTATCGCGAAAACGTACGAAGAATATGTCGGTTCCCTCGCCGCCGCGCTCCGATAAGCAGCGCGGCGAATGGGCCGAAGCGCAGTTCGTGGCGGACGCGTTGAAAAATGGTTTCGAAATCTTCACGCCGATTGGCGATTGTTCGTCAATAGATTTCGTAATTTTTCACGATGGCAAACCGATACGAATTCAATGCAAAGCAACGTGGACCAACTTAAAGGGAAAATCGAAGTGGAACATTGGTAAAGGGTCTTCGGCGAAGAAAAGGTACACGGATCACGACGTTGACTTTTTAGCGCTCTACGATGGAAACATTGAGTGTTGGCGGTTTGTCCGGCCAAGTGAAACAAACGGACAAAAGACATTTAGAATACCGCAAGACGAAACAAAACAACTGGAAAACTGGCATGACCTCAAAGAATTCAACGATCATTGATTTAGCACGGCGCTACCTCGCCGCCGGGTTCTCACCAATACCATTGGTTCCGGGCGATAAGCGCCCAAGCGTAAAGGGTTGGCAACGCTACGGCGAAGAACCTATGGGTTGGGGCGAGGCCGACAAAATGTTTGCCGACACGGATTCCATCGGTATCGTTTGCGGTTACGATGGTTTGGAGGTTCTCGACATCGACGCCAAGCATTTTGACGGCGACGAATTAAACGAGTTCACGACGTTACTGGACGCCGAGGCGCCGGGCCTTCGCTCGAAAATGACCATTCAACAAACGCGGTCGGGCGGTGAACATTGGATTTACAAATGCGACAACGTCGAAGGCAATCAAAAGTTAGCGCGGAATATAGAAGGCGAAACGACGTTTGAAACACGCGGCGTCGGCGGTCAAATCGTGGTGTTTCCCTCGCCCGGTTACAAAATGAAAACCAAAATAACATTGGTTCAGCGGATCACGCCCGACGAACGCGAAATACTATTCCGCTGCGCTCGGTTGACATCCAGCGCCCCGCGCGTTGTGACCATCGCCCACGACCTTAAATTGAAATCGGAAATAAGCGCGAAAACGCCGTGGGGCGAGTTCCGCGAAACGCACACGGCGCTTGAAATACTCGAATCAAATGGTTGGAAAATCGTTGGGCAAAATGCAAAATATACATATTTGAAACGCCCCGGCGACACGGACGCCAAGACGTCGGGCGTTATTTTCAACGATACGGGTTTGTTTTGGCCTTGGACGACGTCAACCGATTTTGTCGCCGAGAAACCGCACGACGCGTTTCAATGCTATGTCACGCTCGAATGCCGCGGCGACTTCAAAGAGGCATTCCGTCAACTGGCGTCGCGGGGTTACGGGGCGAAATATGCGCCGGAAAATATACCGCCGTCGGACGACGACGACGAACAAATCACCGACGATGAAATGATGGCGCACCTCATGACGTTGGAGGTGGATTCGACCATTCCCGTTGAACGCCCGCCCGTCGCGGTTGACGTGTTCACCGGTTTGGAATCGTTCGTACTGGGGTCGCTCGGTAACTTCGTTCTAATCCAAGGCAAAGCGAAATCGCGCAAATCTTATCTTGTTTCGGCGATTGCCGCCGCCGCGTTGTCGGAAAACGTCGTCGCCGAAGCGCTGCGCGGTTACATCGGCGACAAAGTGGTTTTGTACATCGACACCGAACAAGGCGACTGGCACGCCGCACGGGCGAAGAAACGCATTTTGAACATGGCGGGTCTTGATCCGCTCACGAACAACGAACGATTAAAATACTTCAAATTCCGCGGCCTTGACCGCAACGCCGAGCGTTTCGCGTTTGTCGAGTTCGCGCTTGAACGAATCCCCAACATTGGTTTGGTTGTCATTGACGGCATTGTTGACCTCGCGTCGAAGGGCGTGAACGACGAAGAAGAAGCGACTGAAATCGCCTCGCGGTTGCTCAAATGGACATCGGTTCATAATTGTATGCTGGTCGCCGTATTGCACGAAAACAAAAACGACCGCAACGCAAAGGGTCACCTCGGCGCATATTTAGTGCAAAAGGCGGAATCGGTCATCGGGGTCGCCAAGAACGAACACGACGCGTCGGCGTCAACCATTACGCCCGAGTACACGCGAAACATCGAGTTCCCGACGTTGACGATGCGGGTCAACAATGACGACACAATCACGCTGGGCGAACATGAAGAATCGGATTTTTACGAACTCGACCGGGTTTGGTCGCCCGACGACCTTCAGCGCATCGCAAAAAAGATTGACGGGAAAATGAAAACCGAAATCGTGCCGTTCATTCGCGATACGGAAACGGCAAAGCAAAAGGAGGCGACCAAGGCGTTTAATTTAATGCTTGACCAAGGCATTGTCACAATGACCAGCGGGCGACCACAACGCGCCGTGTACAACGACCACAACGACGAAATTGAAACACCATTCTAAACCATGACATTCGAAGAATCTTTAATTCACGAACGCGACGCAATGATCGTGTTGAGTGACCTTTACCAATGGCGGACGATTAAGACGCCGCGATACGCCCGCATGGACGGAATCATTCTAAACTATGACAACGACATGACCGCCGTTTACGAGTTCAAAGCGCGTTCCATGACCTTTGACGACTTGAAACGCCATCAAACGTATTTGATCACCTACGAGAAAATACTCGACGGGTGCCACGCGGCGCGAACGCTGGGCATTCCCTTTGTTTTAATCGTTTATTTGATTGGTTCGGAAAACATTATTTTGTTCAAAGTCGCCGACGAAAACGGCGATTTGTTAATCGACTTTGACGTGGTACGCACGACCACGCAAAAGGACGTCAACGGGGGCGCAGTCGAACGCTACAACGCGTTTATTGGTCTAAACCATATGAAGGTACTGCGGTGATATTAAACGGCCTTACACGCGCTGAAATCGAAGCCGTTGGGTTGGGTTGGATTCTCGACGACCCAGCGGACGACGACAAATTGGTGAACGCGATCATTGAGCGGATTATGCAAATGAAGGTCGGGGACTGCCTACCGATTAAGGACGTGACCAAGATTCAGCAAATCAAAGCCGCGAACCGCTCGGTCATGGTGTACAACGCTTTGAAAGTTGACGAAGTGGCCAATACATTGACAAAGGTTCGGGAATGCCGCATTCACCGACTGGCGGAATATATCGGGGGCAAGCCGCTAAAAATTGGTTAAATAAAATAATTTTATTTTTTTTTGTTGAAAAGTTGCACGTTCAATAAATTGTTGTATATTTACATCAACAAACAAACAAATAAAAACAACGTCATGAAAAACCACACTATCTCAAACATCACTTACAGCATCGTAATCGTTGAAGAAACTTCGGTTAAAACTGAAACAATGACATTCGAACGCCTATTCTTTAACAATAAAGAAGAAGGCAACGATTGGGAATTCATTTATGCCTTGGGCGAAATATCCGAACACGTTATCAAGTTGAACCTTGGCGAAAGTATTTACTTTAACGCGAACCGCGATATTGCCGAACACAAGGGAATCATTGTTCGGATCAGTTAAACCAAACGGGCGCCTTCGGGCGCCTTTTCTTTTATTTATTTATTTTTTGTTGAAAAGTTGCACGTTCAACAATTTGTTGTATATTTGAAGCAACAAACAAACAAATAAAAACAACGTCATGAAAAACATCACCAAACTCGAAGCCGATTTTTTAACCGCAATCCTAAACTCTGAAAACGGAATGGGTTGCGAACCCGAATGGAATTGGTTTGAACAAATCCAATTTGATCCAAAGCAAGGTCGCGCATTGGCGTCGTCCTTAAAGCAAAAAGATATTTTAATTGTTGACGATACCGATGCAAAAAATACTTTTGCCGGAACCTATGTTTGCATTAGACCCATGTACTTCATTTCTAACGAAGACACGGGAAAAGTTCTTTTGAAAAACCTTTTCGTTGATTAAACCAAACGGGCGCCTTCGGGCGCCTTTTCTTTTATTTATTTATTTTTGTCGAAAAGTTGCACGTTCAACAATTTGTTGTATATTTGAATAACAAACAAACAAAAAAACAACGTCATGAAATCAAACAAAAACGGAACATTTAGAATTAACGACCTAAAGGCGTATGGCTTGATGGGTGCTAAATTTTACGCCATCGTAGAAAACGACCGCATCCAATCGTTCAAATCAAAAAGCAACACAATCCAAAACGGCGGGTTGTATGAACTCAAGTCGGTAGGCCCGGAGTTCCGCACAAACGGAAAATACTTTGTTGAAGTTGTCACGGACAAAGGAACATTTATCGCAAAGCACAACCTCGGAGTTTTACTATCTTAAACCAAACGGGGCGCCTTCGGGCGCCTTACTTAAACGAAACAAACAAAAAAACAACGTCATGAACAACTCAATCAAATCAACCAAAATCCGCGCTGGTCGCTACCAAGTAAACATCAATGGTTTGCAGCCCTTTATTGTTCAAGAACGATTGAACAATGATTGTATGCCAACGGGAGAATGGAATATGTTTGCCCCGGACGGAGAATGGATGGACACACGTCATTCAAAAAAAGTGTGTTTATATCTATTGGACGAAATGCACAAGTCGGGAAGGTTGAATGAATACCGATTATCTTAAACCAAACGGGCGCCTTCGGGCGCCTTACTTAAACGAAACAAACAAATGAAAACGGAAATCGACACCCTCAAAACCGCGTGGCGCGATTACGCCAACGCGAAATCAATCGAAGAATTCAACGCAGCCGAAAAGGTTTTATTAAAGTTCCACAACAAATACGGAACGATTGACATTCCAACCATAAAATCATTGATACAATGAACCCGCTATTAACACCATTCGAGAACGCCATCGTTCGACTGCATCGCCGCTATTTAAGGGGCGACAACACACGCGGCGCGGCGCGGTTAATCATTCGCGCAAAGATGCAATTCAAGTTCGTACTGGTTCGCGCCCTTCAGCAACAATGGGACGCGTTCGTTCCCGAACCAAAATGCGTTGTTTGCAACTGCCTAAACACCCGCGTCAACGCGGAAACGTGCGACGATCATGCGTAGGGGTTTTGTCGAGTGGCTCGAACATATTGGTTCGGTGCATCAATCTAACAAACCAGCGGTCGCGCGTGCATTGCAGCAACTCGCCGACGAAGACCAATTCCGACCAACGTTGACGATCGTTGACGACCGAACCAAGGCGTTGACGTGCATCGTCGCCATCGGCCGTGAATTTAACTACAATGCCTAACATACCACAACGCAAACAACGCCCGTGGCTCACGGGTTCGGGGTTCGACAAAGGACGCCGCACGGCGAACTCCGCGTTTTACCAGTCGTCGCCGTGGCGTAAACTGCGCGGAATGTTCATCCGAACGAACCCCGTGTGTATTGAATGCGGCCGCGCTGGTGCGGTCGTTGACCATATCGTTCGCGTCAATGACAACCCCGACCTCGCGTTGACGTGGGACAATCTTCAAACAATGTGTCACCCGTGCCACAACTCGAAGTCGGGTCGTGAGGCGCACCACAAACCAACACCATGACCGACATCACTAAATGCACGGGCGAAGGCTGCCCGCTCAAAGAAACGTGCCATCGCTTTACCGCGCCGGCTGAAATGTACCAATCGTACTTCATGACCCCGCCGGTTAAGAACGGCAAATGCGAATATCACTGGTCGCAAAATGCGACCTCAAGAACGATACTCGACCCAATGCGCGACGCGTTCGACGAAATGAACTGCGACGAATGCGGCGGGTTTGGTTATCACAAAATGAGTTGCTCGCACGTCAAATGATTAACACCCCAACCAATCGTTGTATTTTTTGCAACAACTTAAACACCAACCATGAAGCAATCATTCAAAGTCACAATAGAACACAACGGCGAACAAACGTCAATCGCTACCCCAATGACGTGGTTTGACGTGACCGACTGCATCGACGTCATACAACGTGCAATGCTCGGCGCGGGGTTTACGCTCGGCGGTACATTGATGATCGTGAGCGACGACGACGTGCGGAAAATGGATTGCCATTGTGCGCCGGATGCGAATCGGCGCGAGCATCGCCGCCAACAAAACATCGACAAACAATCGTTGAAGTTCTTGGAAATAATCGAGGTACAATTTTTACCGCACCACGATTTCGAAACCAAAGTATTTACTGGCGCAATGGGGGGTGACGGCATCCGAGTTGCGGCAACGTACGAGGACGAATGCAAAGCCGCACGCGGTGAAGAATTTAATGAGTTGATGCCGATTGAATGGCGTCGTCTTGATGGGGAAATTTTTAAGTATTTATAGGTAGGGGGGGGTCAAATCAAAAAGACTTTTCGCCGATTCATCGACGCCTCAGTCGTATTTACGCGGTGTCAAAACTTGGGCGCCCTTTGTGTAGAACGATTCTAAATAACAAAACAATAAAATCATGCCCGGAGGCCGTAAAAGAAAACCAACCGAAATGCTCAAGACCGCCGGAACCTTCCGCGCGGATCGCCACGCCAACAAACTGGAGTTGCCCCTCGGCGCCCCGGTTCCGCGTGCTGCGATGGGTGAAATATCACGCGAGGCATT